TCATAGGTTATTTAGTAGGTTTACTGACCTTTGAGCTTCATCTTTTCGTTCATGATCAAGTAAGTGAGTGTACGTTGATAAGGTGATTTCGATACCTGAGTGACCAAGCCTTTCGGATACATATTTCACATCAACTCCTTGAGACAACAACCAACTTGCATGAGTGTGTCGCAAACCGTGAAACGTAATAACCTTTTCGGCTTCAATTTCCCTCAAATTATGCTCTAATTGCTTGTTTGCTGCATTGTTTGTCGGAGGGTAGTCATGTTTACCTTGAAATACAAAAACTGTTTCAGGACGTACTTTACGCCATTCTAACAATTGCTCGATTAATACTGTTGGAACGTCAATAGTGCGATTCGAACCTTTCGTCTTTGTTCCTTTGAATTCCTTGTTAACCATGTCCCAAGTCTTGTTTATTGATACTTGGCTGTTATCAAAGTCAATGTCAGTCCATGTTAACCCTGCTATTTCTGAATACCGCGCACCAGTGTGTAGAGCTGTTAGAATCATCATGTCGGTAACTGGTCGTGTTAAAACTGGTCGCTCATTAATATGATCAACAAGTTTTTTCATATCGTCGGCCTCTAAGAACTTCATATCAGAAGACTTGCCATCTGATCCAGTCACTTTCGTACTAGCAGTAAAGTCTTTTGATAATTTTTCGTCAATGATTGCCGCTTCAGCCATTTGATGAACATGCATTTTTATTTTACGAGCTGTTTCAATCGCATGTGTCTTTCCAAAATCATTTAAGAAACTCTGAAAACGGTGACGGTCCATTGATGATAGCCGAACGTTATTAAAACGTTCATGTAATACGCTACTTGTGAACCTATACCAGCGCTTAGTAGCTGCCGAAAGTGTAGGCTCTTTGTATGTCTGGTACCAGTTATCGAAAGCATCTGGAAATGAAATCTTATTAGGTAGTACCAGCGTTTGATTGACTTTATCAGCCTCTGTCTGCATTGCCCAGCCGTTTGCTTCAGCTTTTGTTCGGAAACCAGACTTTGTTTTGCGCCGTCGCTGGCCGTCTTTCATGACGAAAACATTTGCGGTCCAAGTTGATCCGCGCTTGTAGATACTTGCCATTAGTTTAAACCTAACCTTTCTGTTATATAATAGGACAGTTTAGAGACGTGTCCGGGTCTATCTGATATAATAATTGTCGAAAGAAAACTAAAAGACGTTTCAAGAATTCTAGTTTTGTTGAATAACTGATTAGCGTATCCCTGAGTTTAGCGATAGAGGGGATGCGCTTTTTTCTACTTCTTATGCTATAATAGTTTTAACGAACGAAGGTGACATACGTCATCTCTCTAAGACCATCTGGATTGAAGCCCGGGTGGTCTTTATTTTGTGTTATCATTGTATTCGGCATCTTGCTTCAAAATATGAGATGCTGAAGGAGGTGACGATAATGTTGCTTTCGTTCGTTATTGCAGTTGCATCTGGGTTACTTGTTAACCTAATCAGCTGGCTAGTTAAGCACTTCTTAAAGAAGTAACACGTACGTGGTTTAACTAGTAGGAAGCCGCTTGTTCTTAGGAATGGGTGGCTTTTTCGTTTACTGCATAGCACGATTTAATTCAGGGCAGCATGATATAACAAAAAAGGGAGTTTCCGAATAGAAACTCCCGAACCCCAATCGGTTCAATGCTTTTTATGATTAGCTAGCTAATCGGCACCCAATCGTGCCACCAAAGACAGTATAGCTTACATAAAATCGTAATTCAAGAATTTAAATTCTTTTCAGGAGTGACTTTTTGATTTTCTGCATTGATTCTTTTGATAAAGAAATATTGCCAGTGATCGTATAACGCGTAATTTTTTTAACGCGTAATTTGCTGATTGTAGTTATATTAGATACGTCGACAAAGCTATCGTTGTTGTAACGATCGAGCTTTTCCAATAATTTAGTAATCTCATTCACTTCTGGAGTGATTTCTTTTAAACGAGCGGATGACTGTTTAACTTGCTTTGACGTTTCCGAAATGAAGTCGTTAACCATGAGTAATTCGTTGATTGCGGTCTCGGAAGTTGGAGATGAAAGTAGCTCGCTATTAAATTCGTTTGGCAGTTCAAGTGGGATGTTATTCTTGATTGCCTGATAGAAAAAATTCACAAAGCGCCTGATTGTGTCTGTTTTAAGTGTCTGTAAAAATTCAAATACTTGTGTCACCAAACGTTCGTGAGATTCATCTAACTCTTGTTGGATGGTTGACAATTCCACCGCTCTGTCATGAGCAAGATTAATAGCTTTCACAAAAATCTCGTTATTAATTCGGACGTGTCCTTTATGATATTTCGAGGTCAATGGAACAACGGTGATGTTTCGCTGGTATTTTGAATCATCGTTGTTAATTACGACCGCGAAATGCCCACCACTAAGTTCATCTCCAACTCTAACCCCGAAGTCTGTCATTACAATTGTACCGGCACTGAATTTTGGGTAATAAATTGGTAAGTTACCTTTCAGTTCTTTAGCCAGATATTGTCCATAATTTCGCATCCAATAAGGGAGTTGAAGGCCTTTAAACGAAGTGTTGTTTGAATAATATAATTGATTAAAACGCACCATCATATTTTCCTTATCTTCGAAAGATAGTGGAGTGTTTTCTTCATTGCCCATAAGCATTTCCTTTCGTGCCTCACTCAATCAAGTGGGGCTTTTTATGTATCCCGCAATGCGGGTATAAATATTATGGCTTGAAAATACTTACGATTTTGTTTGCCCAAGTCAAAACATCATCAATATCATTTGCAAGTTTGTTTTCGCCAAAGATGATTAGTTTTGGTTCTATGTCAATGAACACCGCAGTGTTATCAGCCCACATAACTTCAAGGTATTCGTTTCGTGATAATTCTCGTACCAAATCCAAAGTATCATCTTCTGAGTATTTGATTTTAAGAGAACTATGCAATTCTTCTAGTCCGCCAACATTCTTGGCATCCTGTTTGCTTTGCCCATTATCGATTTTATTTTTGTATTGCTTGTAAATTAGGACGGCAAGACGTTGGGCATCTTGCGTTAATTCAGGATTTTCCATGATTGTTTTCCCCCAGTAAACACAGCTTTTAACGTGGTTCACGTTTGCACGTAGTATATGTATCCCGCTAAACAAGCGGGGGGAAAGGATTAGCCAAGCAATTCAGCCTTCTTACGATCAAAATCATCTTGTGTGATGATTCCGTCGTCCAGTAGTGACTTAAGTTCGCGTAAATCAGCCAAGTTACTATTTGAGGATGACTTTATTTCAGGTTTGGTATTTTTTGCATCCATGCGTTCCTTCAGAGTAGGGTAGTTATTAATTGCAGCGTGAACGTTTGGCAAATCGTTTTTCACCCATTTTGCAATAGCTAGGAATGTATACATGATATGTTCAGTTGATTTTCCGTCAGCTGAATTAATTACCAGTTTTTCGCCGTTAAACATGAGACGCCCGTTGATGAACTTTGACTTCTTATAAGAAATCACGCCCAGATCAGAAAGTGGAATGAATTTGTCATTATCGGTAAATTGATTCACCATGTTAATTCCCATGAACAGCAATCCATCTTCTTCAAAACTAATTACGTATATTTTGTTTAGTAAAGCGTTCCAACCACCAATCAAATATTCAAGCTTATTGCTTGTTTCGACATAAGCTAGGCGTGATGTGTCACCAGAATAACCAAGACTGACTTTCTTTGCAGCAATATCTTCTAATTTTAAGGCACTTGCCATTTACCCAATTCTCCTTAAGCTTTTAACGTCAATCCTTTCTGGACGTTGATATGTATCCCGCAGAAGCGGGGTTGAACTAAATATAAAGGGATTAATCAGTATAATCATTCCCGATGCCATTAAAGGCGTCGATGTTGGTTTCATCGTTGTATGCATCGTAGTCATACAATGCCATTTCCGTATTTTCTGGATTTAGAATAACAATTTCAATTGGTTCTGCACTCTTGGTCATAGTTTTTGCCTTTTTGGCTTGCTTACGAATAAGAGCAGTATAATCATTCCAATTTGATAGTTCATCAGAATCTAATTTGCCGTCAGTCATATAAGTATCAGCGTATTCTGACATTAAATCAGCATTATCTTTAGTAGGAAGAATTGCCATAGCCTCAATCTTTGGTGACCATCGAACCTTTGAATCAGCAAGATAATTTTGTAGATATTTGGCATATGCCTTATATGTCATTTTCTTTTTACTTTTTGCGTATACACTAGTGTCGTTGCCCGTTGACATTAGTGTTGGTTCAACTATTGAAGAACCAATAATAGTTGACGCAAAAACAATAGCCCCATATTTAACAAGTTTATTCATGTAAACCTACTCCTTAAGCTTTTAACGTCAATCCTGTCTGGACGTTGTGTCACGCGTGACGTACGGACTCTTCGACAATTGCTTCAAAACCGCTAGGCAAGTTAAACCAATTCATAAAGTCGTAGTAATTGCGATTTTCTAAGGGGATGTCTTCATAAATAATTTTAGCCAGGCGCCAAACCATGCCTCGGTTAGCGATACGCTCAGCGTTGTTTCTGAATTGGAGACTGAATGAGTATGTTTCTGCTTTTCCGTCACCGTCTAACACGTGCGATAATTCATGCGCCTTGCGAGCCACGATAGGAATTTTAGTTGTCGATAATACATTAACGACAATAACGGGCAATTTATTTTTTCTAATAAATACTAAATCCGGATCATAGGGCTCCAGTTCCTCATAAAATATCTGGATGTTTGCCTTCCTTATTTGTTCATCAATACGATCCTCAATCTCTTTTAAATCCATGCTTAATCCTCGTCACCATCTACAATCTTTAGGATGTCTAGGATTTTCTTTTTCGCTTTATCTGAAAGTTCCTTACCTTGGAACTCCATGACAACGCCTTGCTTGCTTAGTGCTTCGTCTAGGTTAATGTGTGTTGGGCCGTCAGACGAAGCAGCGTTAGGGTCGTCTGTGTTGCCTAATAGATAGTCAACAGTTACTCCCAAGGTGTCCGCCACTGACTGTAAATTGTCTATTCTTGGAGTTTTTGTTTTCCATTGGTAAATAGCATTTGTGCCCAAAGAAGAATCTTCAGACAATTTTCTTAAACTACTGTATCCTTTCGATTTTGCAATTTTTTGAATTCTTTCAAACGTTGTCATTTCAGTCCTCACGGGTATATATTTCACTTTTTGCACGCTAAAGAGAGTTTATGTGTTGACAGTACGCTTTAACGTGCTATTATTAGTTATGTACAAAAGTTCTTTACGAAAAACAGTGTACAAAAGACGTGTTCTTACAAGAACGAAATGCCTAAAAACAAAGGCGTTTACTGCGTTTTCAGTACGCTTATTTACCTGTATATCATAGCACGCTATATAGTGCGTGTAAACAAATGAAAAGAACAAAAGTACACAAAAACGTGAAGGGAGCGACATTATGGTGGCAATCACAATCAACCAATCATATCTGGATCGTGTTGGACGATTGATTGGTGAAGTATACGCCGCTCAAATGACTGAGAAAGAAGTCTATGAGCACTTGGGCGTATCCAAGACTACTTGGGTAAACGTTAAGAAGGGCGTTGCCGGTAGCACAACCATCAACAACGTGTTGAATGGAGCCGAGCAATATGTCAGCGGGGTGCTCAGTGAGCGCCGTAAGCAAACAATTTAAAGGAGAAAGTTATGCACGATACAGCAATCATTTTTTTCTTTGATGAACAAGGGCGACGCGTGCCGGTGTTTGGTGAAAAACATTTTCCGTTTATTCATGAAGCACGGTATGAGAGTTATGTGAAGATGGCACCCGAAATCAAAGAAAAAGAACTCTATGCGCTGTTTGAAGGCAAAGAGTTCTTGGTGTGGCCAGTTAATTCAAACCAAGCCGCTTGGACATCTCTAATTGCGCAAGATTAGCGACGATTGTCAGCGAAGCAGACCCGGCTGTTTTTGCAACTTTTGTTAGAACGCTTTTCCAAACTTTATCTGAACGAATGTTGTTCAAAAATTCGTTCCCAGCAAAAGTTAGTTGTCCAATGTCGGCATCCATTGCGGCAGATGTTACAACGTCTGCGAGTTTTGCATCTTCGAGTTGAGTTAATACAAAATACGTTTCCTCTAGGGAATGCTTTTGCAAAGTTGGAGACGATTGAATTAAACCGTCAATTCGAAGCCGAGTGGTAACTCGACGTTCAGCTGCTTCGATAGCAATCATGACGTCGCGTAAATAGTTGTAATCAAGTTTCATGTTGATAATCCTTTCGTCAGATTTAGAGCGTAAAACTCACGTTAATAATACCAAATATGAAGGAGGCCAGATTATGGCAAACGAAGTACAAATCTTCAATGACTTGAAGGTTAAGGAAGAAAACGGACAAGTAATGTTCGACGCAGAAACTGCAGCAATCGGTTTAGGAATTGTTGACACATCAAAGGGAACTAAAAAGGTTCGTTGGGCACGCGTTAACAAGTATTTAGGTCTTGATGGCATTACAGCGCCACAAGTGGCGCTGGGTGACTTCATCACTGAACCACAATTCTACAAGTTAGCAATCAAGGCTAACAACGAAACGGCTGAACATTTCCAAGATTGGGTGACTAAAGAAGTCTTGCCAAGCATTCGTAAGACTGGTAGTTATCAAGCGCAAACAATGACCGAGATGGAAATTGTGGCCGCAAGTGCGAACAAACTTGTTCAACAAGAAAAGCAAATTGCACAAATCGAAGAACGGCAAACGTCAACTGAAAGTGATCTAGCTGAACTGAAGAACCAAATGGGCTTGCCTAGTTCAATGCGACGTCGATTTACGAAGGCTCGAAATAAGCGTGTGGCAGAGGTTATGGGCGGATATTACGGAGCGGCTTATCGAGCTAAGACGGTTCGAAGTGCGGTGTATAAGCAAATTGAACGATTCATTAAAGACCGCTATGACATTGAATCATATGGTGACTTGCCAATTGCAAAATTTAATGAAGCTATGCGTATCGTTCAAAACTGGCAACCTGATGAAGTGTTGATGTTTGCAATCAATGGTGCGAATGAGCAAACACTTTTGGAGGCGTAAACATGACGACGACGATAGTGATTGTTATTGCAATCGTTGCGGTAGTGATTGAGCACAAGCTTAGTGGTCGTGTGATTAATGAGCTAAACGCTGAAAATCATTCGCTTGTAGACAAGCATAACTCTCTTGTTGACGACTACAACGAAGAGCTTGCGTTAGTAAAAGAGTCGAATGAGTTAAATCGCGAACTCATGCTGCAGTTATATGCATATCTCGAAATGTTCGGTGTAACGGCTGAACCTGATGATCTATCCGCTTTTACAGAGCAAGTGAGATTAGCGGCGGTTGCAAATGGTTATAACCCGGACGGAATTGGACCTAAATTCTTTGAATGGATGTCATACAAGCATGACCACGGAACTATTAACGAAGCAACGTGGCAATCAGTATTGGCAATGCCAAGAAACTTTGAGAATGCTGAGGTTTAGGTCATGAATAACAAGTGGATTATAAAAAACCATCCGCTAGGTAAGTTGTTAATCAGTCGAATTCCAAAAGGCGACGAGCAATATACAAAGGTGGAACGCAGGTACATCAACAAGTGGGGTGCTAAGAATAATCGTGAGTTTTTCAAAAATATTGAGCGAACAACTAGTTCTCGTTCGATTATCACGAAATCACGTTGGCGGTTGATTCGAAAGTTATCGCGTAAGGAGGGCTTATGACAGAGCAAGTATCACTTCAGCTGCCAACTGACATGTTGATGCAGCTAGGAGTTCAAGTGTTTGAGCAGGCTGTTAAAACGGCTGAGCAAAATATTATCTATAGTCATCAATTCGTTCAGATGTATCGAACGAAGAGCACACCAGATGATCAACTAACTTTGAAAGATTACCTGGGCGCAATTAGTTTGAAAGATTTCAATACGTACTGGCGTACTCGAGTGGAGGCGGAACCTGGCTTGACGATTAAGAAAGGTAAAAACCAACGCCTGTATCACGGTTTCAAGATTGCCAAGTACATTGAAGAACATGTTGATGAGGTGATGGTTTGAGCGACATCGTAATTGGCTATGCAATAGCCGCGGTTGTTGGCTTAGTTGTATTCGCTGCTTGGTTAATAGACTTCTTCGAAGCCAACGATATGCGACTACGACCATATTTGGAAAAGGAGGTAATGAAAAATGAAGATCATCAAGATGATGTTTAAGTTGCTTGGCAAAGCTTTCGATAGCGTGGCTTTGATTGGTGTTGACAAGAAGTTTCTATCTGAAATTCGTCATGAAGCAATTACTAATGGCGAAGATGGCGATAAGGCTGTTGATGAATACATCATTTGGCATAATGCCAACATCAACAGCTAGTTAATTAACTATCAGGCGCTCTGACAGGCGGTTTAGATATCAAATGTAATCGGTATATATCCCTAAATGTACGGCTGTTATGAATCCCAGTATTTCCTAAACCGCCGGTGAGAGCGCCTGATATAAGTCGAGCGTCACAAAATGCATATCACTCCCTGAAAAATCTCCGAGAAAAGTATCTATAAGTCCCGGTGTGGTGTGCAGGTTGTGGCGTTCGACAGAAAGGATCCGACATGAATAAAAAAAATCACAACATTTCTGTTGTGACGATTGTTGTAACTAGTATTTTGACGGTTGTTTTGGTGCTAATGGTTTTGAATAACCCACACTAGGAAAGCAACCGCACCAGAAATGAATGCAGGAAGCAAGATGCTCCACCAGAGCTTACCAAACAATTCATGACGATACCAACGGTTAAATGCGGTTCCATCGATTGTCGGTGAAACGACATTGCCGTCTTCGATGACATTACCAGGCTTTTCGAAATAGCGATGGTCATTAGCTAAATGGATGGTCAACAAGCCGTGAGCTCGAAGGTACTTAACGTCAAAGTTTACGTTTTGTCTTGGGTAAAACAATCCTGGCAGAGATTCAATTTTTGTATCTTCTCGGAGCGCGTAACCGTTGTTAACGATTCGCATGATGCGTCGTTGCGAATGAGTGGTTGGTGGTAATTCTGTTATGAACTGTTCCATGATGTTAACCTGCTTTCAACGTTCTTATTTAGTTAATTATAACTGAATACTTAGAGGAAAAATTAGAAATGAAATATATCGAAATAAAAGAGCCCTCAGTGAGTGCAATCACCAAGGGCTCGGGTAATGAATTTAGCAGGTTCATTTACCCTTCGATTGTATCACATAAAGGAGGCCAACATGGTAAACGGTTTGATTGACCCACCGAATGATGTAGCACCCTGGGGTTACGACGTGTGGGGTGAAGAAATCCCTTACGGAGAAAAGGTATTTGAAACATATGACGGATATGTTCCGTTGGCAAAGGCAGACCTGTACTTGGAAGAGTTTGGCCAGCCAGTGAATACGGAGGAATAAGAAATGGCAAATGCAATTACGACTGTGCAAAAGCAGTTGAATGACCCAAAGGTGGTCAAGAAGTTTGAAGAAATCTTGGATGACCAAGGTCCATCATTCGTTGCTGGACTTTCAACGTTGTTGAACAACAATGAATTGTTGGCAAAGGCTGGAACAAATCAAATCGTCACAGCTGCGCTAAAGGCGGCTGCATTGGATTTGAGTTTACTACCAGACCTGGGTGAGGCATACGTTATCCCTTATGAGAAGCGTGGCAAGGTTAACGGTGAATGGCAAACGGTTGGTGTTGATGTCAATTTGCAACTTGGATATCGCGGACTTATCAAGCTGGTTCAGAACACAGGACGTGTCGGCAAGGTTGCTGGTGTTGCTATCTACGAAGCAAACAAAGTTAAGTACAACCGTATCTATGGTGAGCTAAGCATTGGCAACCCAGAATATGATCCAGACGTTGATGAACCCAGTGAGGTTGTTGGGTATCTAGCGTATTACTACCTTGATGGTAATCGAATTGAAGATTACTGGAGTAAGGCCAAGGTAATGAAACACGTTCAAAAGTTCTCTCAAGCCTGGGACAACCGAAAAGGAGAAATCCGACCAAAGAGTGCCTGGGGCACAAACTTTGATGCAATGGCAATCAAAACGGTGATTAAGGACTTATTAAAATATGCTCCAAAGTCACAACAAGCAGCCAAGGCCATTTTAGATGATGACCGTGCTGATCGCCGTGATATCACTCCTGCAAATTCAGGCGTCGTCGAAGAAGTGTATGATGATGCACCTGTTTTAAACGTACCTGAGGAAGCCGTAGAGAGCGTTAATGCCTCGGCGGAACAGGGACAAGGTCAAACTCCAGAAATGACAAATGAGGCGCATTCTGACGCTCCTGCACAGGATATTGATTTCAATACAGACCCTACAGATGAATTCTTGCAGAGTCTTGGTTATCAAGGGTAGGTGATTAGCATGAAGACAATCGACACAGATGTAGTTGTTATTAGGGATAGTCAAGCGTTTGGTACAAAGGAATTGCTTGCGCAGTTACAAGGCATTCACCCATTTGACGTATCAAGTAATACGGAGTTAGCGCTTGCTAAGAAGCAACGTGCAGCAGTCGCAAAGGTTATTCCAGCGCTGAAGAAGCAACGAAAGGCGTTCTTAGCGGACATGGAAGAACAATTGAACGAAAAGTTCCCTGAACTTCCAGCAATCGAAAGCCTGGCTAACGATTTGCTTGATGACTTTGATTCAGAAATTAAGTCATATGTTTCATCAATAAAAGGTGAGCGCCTAAAGCAAATTCAACCTGAAATTGATGAGGTAGCCGCTAATTATGATGTGGAACCATTTACTGCTCCAGCCGATTATGCCAATGAGGAATATTGGACAGCTACCAATAAGCCATCAAAGAAGTTACGAGACAAGATTGTGACTGACGTTCGACTTCAAAAGGTCGATATGGCAAAGGTAGAAGCCAAGTTGGACTCAGAAAAGCGCAAATCAGAGCGATTGAAAGATGCCATTCGTAGCATTATCGATAATGTTGATCGAGTGAATGGTTTGTATAGCGGTGATGACGTTATTAAGTTGTTGATGCCACTTGGTGAATTTATCAAAGACTGAAGATTTACGGACGTTGACCTAATCAACCGAACGGGGTGAGAAGCCCAGAAAGGAGCAGTCATGGGAAGTTTTGATATGACCGAAGATACAGCGGTCAGATTCGCTGAACTCATTGCAGCTAAGTCCAATACGAAGTTTGATAAACAAACGTTCTTAGAGAACTTCCGTAAGGGTGCTGCATCAAAAGCTGAAGATATTCCGGAAGTAAGTGGTGTGTTAGCTGAGAAGATTGCCAAGTTCAAGCGTGGTGAAACTCGTAAGTATTACCCAATGTCATTGTTCACGTCAGAAGATATTAAGCATTTTACCTTTGAGAAATGGAATGCTAATACACCTGCTCGAAAGGCAGTTGGCGTATCGGCGTTTATGGCTAGTAAGCAATTGGCTCAACAAAATAGCAACTACGTGTTCGTTGGACCAGCTGGTACGGGCAAGACAGCACTAGCGGTGGCTGTGATGAACAAACTGGCTGATGTTAAGTCGATTATGTTCGTCAATCTGGTGGCATTGCGATCAACTATGTTGGCTTCAATTGATGATGAGCGGGCTAAGCAAGATTACAACTTGATTATCCGGGGCATGAAAGAAGTGGAACTACTGGTTATGGATGACTTTGGTAAGGAGTCCGGTGCCGGTGGTGCTACTGACAAGATGACTGAAATTCTGTATTCGATTGTGAATGCACGAATTGGCAAGTCAACGATTGTAACGACGAATGACAATCTAAGCCAACTTAGGAGCAAGTACGACGAGAGTTTGACAAGTCGGCTTATTCCAAAGGATGAGCAAAAGATTGTTTTGTTTAAAGATATTGATGATTATCGGGAGGCTTAACAATGCCGATTATTAAAAAAGGTAGCGCTGATAACTTCATGATGATGCAACGTCATCCACTGCAAAGATCAGATATGACAATGCGAGCAAAAGGATTATTAGCCTACCTGATGAGCTTGCCACACGATTGGGTGATTCACCGTACAGAGTTGGTATCACACTTCAAAGATGGCAAAGACGCAGTGTTTGCAGCACTGAACGAACTAATTGCCTTGGGATACGTTGTTAGACAGCAAGGACGAGGAACAAAGGGGAAGTTTGCAGAAGTTAATTACACAGCTTCAGATGTATTGCTGAGTTTACCGCAAACGGATTTACCGGTAGCGGATAAACCGGTGACGGATTTACCGGTAACGGTGAACCCGCATCTACAAAGAAACACTATACAAAGTAACAGTAATACAAAGAAAGATAGTACAAATACTGGTGAACGTCGGACCGACGAGACAGACGATAACTATAGTAATAGCGTTGCAACAGCTGCAACGGTCATCAATCGGTCAATCACTGATAACGACTTAGACTTCGCTTTTGGCCCAATTCAACGGCAAGAGCTGGTTGAGTACGTTACAGAAGACGGAATGGATGCCGAGGTAGTTGCTGATGCTATCAAGTTAACAAAGGATAGCAATCAGTCGTCGTTCAAGTACACAGACGGTATTTTGAAGAATCGACTAGCGAAGCACTTGCTCACAATGAGTGCGGTTATTGATAACGAGAAGAAGCGTAACTACGCATCTGATAAGTACGGTGACAAACAGAAAAAGGAGATTTGGTAATGGGTGACAAGAAGTTCCGAGTCGTTGCCAACGTGTTTGGTGATCAACGATATTGGGGAAACTATTCGCTGAAGGCTGCTGGTAGTAAGTTAACCGAGTTAGCCAAGGCGTTTGAGTTGAGTGACAACGATATTTGGCTAGAACAAGCCATCTAAATTTAATGAGTGTGCCGGTATCGGCGGGTATGGGTGGGCATGAAAGGAGCGGAGCATGACAAAAGAAAATAAATTGGCGCAAATTAAAAGCCTCATCAGCGAATTTGCTAACGAGGCTTCCGAAAATGAACTATCAGTGTTGCTAGAGATTGCAGCTCTTGCCAACACTGAATATAACCAGAAGTTATTTAGTCATGTCAAGGATGAGTGAATCTGAGTTAATTCCACTTTTGATGGAATCGATCGTTTTTTCTGCGGACCATTTAGTAAGGTATGTTTCACTTGTTGCCACGATTTCGTGGTTATCAGATTTGATTGTGAAATAGTACTTAGAGTCAGAAGATTTATAAATAACAAAGTACATTGTGATACTCCTTTCAAATTTATCGTAACAAGCGTTAGCAACCAATCGGACAGACTACTAACAAGAGAGAGTATAGCACAATAATGTAATGAGTTTAAGGAGGATATAAATGGATGCTTCGAACATGATTGCGAAGGCATTGAAAAAGGCAAACAAGTCTGTTTACTGGCTTGCGAGTGAAACGGGAATTGGAACAAGCACTTTGTATGCTGTGCTCAACAAGCAAAATCGGACGCTTGGTTTAGAAAAGATGGTGAAAGTGGCCATTGCGCTTGATATTGATTTGAACTCATTGAAGGAGATTTATGGTGAAAAATGAAGAACAAGCAAATGCCGAATTAGCCAGGCTTAGTTTGGCTGGTACTTCGGTTCAGGGGTCATACGTTAAAGCTGACAACCGAGTACAAAGCGATCGATTGTTGTTGAATACGATTGAGAGTGAGCGCGCGGAGCGCATGGAAGCTACCAGGGATATCATCAACACACTTGCTACGCTCGGTACAAATGACTTTGTCCTTTGGAAAGAGTTACGCAAGCATGAAATTGTTTTGAGCGTGGTTATCGGCGTGGAAACAGGTTTACTAATTGCAATGATATTAATCATTTGGCAGACGTTGAATTAATGGAGGTGTGACGACATGGGATTGAGGGAGCTGAGGAAGGCCAGACGTTTAACACAACGGCAAGTAGCCGATCGCTTGGGTATTCCACAGAATACACTATCTAATTATGAAAGTGGCAAGCGCAACGCAGTAGATTTTGCACATGTTTATAAGCTGAGCAAGTTCTACAATGTTGCTCCTGGTGAAATTAACCCCAAGTATTCAGATTTGGAGGGAAAGTAATGGGTAAGAAGACACCAAAGTACATTGTTTTGAACAAGAACGTTGGTGATGCATACGAGATTGTTAGGACAGCTCCGTTGGTGGAAAGGGAGGAATAGTAATGGTTATTGTTAAGTGGCAAGAATTGATCAATGGCAAGAAGAAGGATATTCACCAACACGTTGTGAACATGCAACTAGCCAATCAACTGCGTAACAGTATGCGTAGCGAAGGAATTAATGCATGGATTGAGATGGAGGAGAACTAATGACTAAGTATGTAATTGATTTGCCGAAGGGCGTGAAATTTATTGTTGGTAAAGGGTACGTGATGTGGTCCGAAAAGGAATTGTTGCGGATCCCGGTTGAAAGTCTGCTCCCGGTTGAAAGTCTGCAAGAGTATATTGCACCGACCGTTGCAAAAGACGTACCTGTCGAAAAGCGTGTGATTGAGTTGCCGGCTGATGTGATAGCAGAGTTGAAAACTATCAAGGAAGACAATGGCAACGATAATCTTCAAGGGTTTATGAATGATGTAAACGACGATGACGAACTTTGGCAAGATATTGAAGGATTTAATCGTTCTGGAATACCTACCGATGCACTTCTTGGTGAATGGTGGTTAGAACACGTTGAGTTTGTGCCAAAGAAGGGACCTAAGTTTTATATCAGGGTTGTTGATGTTTTTGACGCCGACGGTAACGATCTTTACTTAGCTTCAATGGGTAATAACGAGTTCAGAATGACGATATACACTGACAGTGCGGGAATGTTTACGGAAGAGGAAGCAGACAAGATCATTGCTGATGTTTCAAATTCGGACGTATCTCTAACGGCACGAAAGGTGAAGGTGGAAGAATAATGAAGATTAAAACACTTTATGCAGATGGACATGGCGTTTTAAATATTGGCGACGCTATTGAGTATTCGAGCGGGGTTGTTTCTGAAATTAAGGAATATGGTGAATTCTATGAAGTTCGGTATGCAAACTCGAAGTTGGTTTCTCGCATCAACAAGTCGTACGTATTCCAAGTTGATTTAACGGAGGAAGAATAATGGCAATTGTAGGAGTTAGACCACTTAATAAAGTTAAGACAAAATTCGCCCACAAGATGAGTGGCGAAGCATTGGTTGTTAATGGTGAAGCAGCTGACGAATACTACGACCGAGAAAAGGTGCGCGAGATTGTAATTAAGTTTGGAAACTCTAAAAACGCAATGCGTCGTGATATGACGGTAGAACAGATTGTTGATGAGTTCATGGAAAGTGATGGTGAATGATGAAAGCACGAAAGAAGCCGATTGTAATTGATGTGTGGCAAGTCAGGCCAAATGTTGTTTTAGCTTTTTATGCACCAGCGTGGGTTTTTGAAGCGTTTTTGAAAGGAACTTTTGAATATAACGCTTCTGGTAATAAATCTATCGTTCACACGTTGGAAGGCGATATGACAGCACATGTTGGTGATTATTTAGCAAAAGGAATTGACGGTGAGTTGTATCCGATTGCCAAAGATATTTTTGAACGAACGTATGATGTGATTGATGGGGATGAGTGATGGGATTATATGATTTTTACTTTTTCGTATTCGGATTTTTCACAGCAACAGCATTCTGGCGTTGGGTAACTGTCTACCGACAAGCGAAGCGTTCGACACCGGTTGATACTGAAGCTTTGATGACATCTGCGGTGGCCAACGCGATTCATTGGGGACGCAGCCACTTAGGAAATGATGCCATGAAATTGTTACCGGCTGAAAAGATTGCAGAGCGATGGTGGGAAAGTGGCAAGGTGAACAAATGAATGATCGATTAGTTATTCCAATGTCTGCCTTTCAGATTGCATGGCGTGAGAAGAAGCAAGCGCCAGTTAGATTATCGCCTTTGACGTTGAACAAATACGTTGATATCAGTGGTATGAACAGGGGACGAATGATTCTTAACCGTCATAAGGCAATCATTCAAGCGAATATTCGTCCAATCGTGTTGGAAGCCATCACTAATGGTGCCGCAATCGAATACCCTGCCGAATTTAAGTTCGAATGGTTCTTGAAGGATAGACGGACAGACTTGGACAACATAGCATTCATGCACAAGTTCATTTTTGACGCATTTCAGGGCGTTTCAGTACAAGGCAATAAATTTATGCCTGGCGACGGTTTGAAACACGTGGTGGGGCTGACAGACGTTTTTGCGGGTATTGATAAAGAGAATGAGCGATTGGAAATCACTTGGCAGCATGTAGATAAGAAATGAGGGGTTAAGTATGAATGACCCACGAGACACGCCTTGGTCGTCAGAAGATATCCGCAGGCTTCTTATTCTTAATGACCAGGGGCTTAGAAAGCGCGACATGGTGTTTTACCTTCTAAGAACAGAAAACGCCATACGCGCCAAACTGTGGCGAATTAGACGTGATGAAAAACGCAAACGTGAATTATTTGAAATGGACGGTGATGATCATGATGCGAATGACGCAAGCAGAGGCGGAGCGGTACAAGGAACTTGAAGGCGCTGATATGACGAATGTAAAGGTAGTTGGCCAACGTAAGCATGTTACTAAGCCTCGCAAGAAGTATGACGTATTGGATGCTGAATCTCAGTACACCCTTAAGGGAGTTGACACTGAAAAAATCGCAAAGATTGTAGGAAAGAGTGAAGTGGCAGTTCGAAGTGCGTTACGAGTAATTAATAATGGCACTGCTGAGACGGTGTTCATGGGCCAATACGTTGTTCAACGTCCGAGGGAAAAGTAATGTGGAATGTTTACTGGCTTAGTCCATACGGAACTAGAGAACATATCGATACTGGCATTGATTATGACGCGTTGCTTCGTAAGTATGCTGGTGAAATGTTTGATATTACGGAGGCTTGGTGATGGATATACCAGAACGGCTGATTAGTAAATGGTTCGATATTTTGAGCAGCAAGCCGTTGTTCACACTTGAAGAGCGAGACGGATACAAAATCAAAATGATTGCGAAAAACACGATGACTGTCTACGGACATGATTCGAACGGCACTGAAATTGGTGAACGGTTCTTTAAAAGTAAAGTGATTGAAGATGATCCTCACCAAAATGCCGAAATTATTCAAGATGAAAGGGACGAGCAAGTTCAGTTGGACTTGTTTTAGTTAAGGTACTGAAGATGTTTGATTTATATCACACACCACCAACGACAAAGATTGCCAAAGCACGAATTAAGGCAAATATTGCTCAAAACACAGCTTGGTATAAGTTGGGTTGTCAGGATTGGCTGACTTATTGCGATTTGAACACGGCCTTAATGAGCCGGATGAGGCAATGCTGAAGAAGATGGCAGAGCTGTACGGTGAACGATACGAGAATTTGGTGGAGTGATTATGAGTGGTTTGAATTACAACTTTGCAAAAGAAGTACAGTCTGCGGTAATTAGCAATCACAAGGCAACCCTTGTTGATAAGACGCACGACATTATTTGGCAGCGAATAGTTCAGAAGCGTGAAGCGCATCCTGACTGGTCAGCGCGAAAGTTAGCGTATGTTGTTCACACCAGCGTAGAGACGGTGCAAGAGATTGCACGGTATTACGGTTGGACGTTCAAAAAGGTTCGTGATCCGTATGTCGTGGGATCTAAGAAAGCAAAATAAAAGCGCCAGACCATTAAGCCCAGCGCAATGTTTTCGTAGCAGATTTCATTGTATCAGAAGAACGGGGGCGACGGAATGGCACTTTTAAGGGCGGTTAACGAACGCGCAACAGAAGATAATGTTCGAGATTTTTTTGAACGAGAATTTAAACATATCAAAGCACAAGCTCGGATGAGTTACGTTGATTTGAAGTCTCCGGTTATTACAGATATGCCGGGATCACCAAAAAATGGAAATTCTGTTGATGAGAAGCTTAGCAACCACACACGGGCACAGGTTTACATTGAATTGGTTAGACAAGCAATTAATGCAATGCCAGAACCAGAGAAGTTTTTCTTTAAATATCGCTATATTGACGATATGGAATGGATCGATATTTCTGAATTAATGAATATGACCCCAAGGATGGGACAAAAGTATATTCAACGTGCGTTTCGCTATTTTGCGGATGCGTTCGTTGATACATACGATTTCCACGTATACCGCAGTATTGATGAGGATTGATTTAGTTCGCATATCGTTCGTATGAGTTTCGTTTTGAAGTCGCACATGGTTCGTGCTTTCCGTTGTATTATGTTAGGGTCGAAAGATTTGGAGATGTGGTCCTTCAATCAAGTAGACACCAAGGCTAAAGTCATATGGATTAACTCCTTAATTCAAAATTGGCAGCGACAACAGTATCCAAGCTGTTCGTTATGGCACTCGTTGGGTGTCGGTCGGGTCGGTTCCGGCAGTCGCTATTGCCGTTAGTTCGGCTAGTAAATGTGTGTTATATAGCATGTGTGGCGGAATAGGTAGACGCTAATAAAGTTATAAGACAAAGGTGTTGGAAAAGGTGCTGGTATGACGAAGCCTAAGTTAACCCGATAGAGCACACACCTACAACACAAGGAATAACCCAACTTTAAGCCAATGTAATTAGTCGTGAACTAATTGAAAAGACAAAGGTAGCTTCTAATTCTTGTGGTGTTATGTCAGGTGCAAATCCTGACCACATGCATACATATCAATAAGCATAAGGATATGCTTTCTCGAATCTAATAATCGTGCCGTGATCCCTGATATGTGGATGCACGGTTTTTATTTGCAACTTTGGAGGTTTCGATATGGGTTATGCAGCTGTTGAAAATCATTATGGGGATAATTACGTAGCCCGTGTTGATAGTGAACAAGATATTGAAGACATCGAGGCAACCTGTGAAGTGTGCTTTGATTCCGACTGGGTGATTGGTGTATACGACACCATGGAAGAAGCGCAACAACATATCAACGATTCATTATTTGATTAAATCAGTTATTAAGTAATCCTTAATAGCCGATTTTTATTTTGGAGTAAATATCATGGGTAATCCAAGTTATAGAAGTATTGAGGCTCAAATTATCGGGGCAATCGACAAAGCTGATAAGCGTAAGCAGCAACCAAAGAAAGTAGTAAAGAAGGATAAGTCACCAAAACCAATTCGCACTCAGGTAGTTCACTATTAGTGCCGCTCGGTAGCGGTGTGAGAGGTGGTGAAGAGAGTGGCCGACAAATGGGTAGAGGCGGAGCAAGACTACCTGGCTGGTATGAAGTACAAGGATATTGCAGCCAAGTATGATGTTGCGCTAAGCACAGTTAAGAGCTGGAAACAGCGTTACGGTTGGTCGCGAAATAAGGATGCGCCACCTAAAAAAAGTACGCGTACAAAATCAAAAAGTACGCGTACAAAAAATATTGTTGAAGAAGCCATTCAAGCACAAGATAATTTTGGCTTGAATGACAGACAAATCGCTTTTGCAGAGGCGTATATCGAAACCGGTAATGCTTCTAAATCTGCCGAAGCAGCTGGATATAAAAGCCCAGGTCAAATGGGTTATAGATTATTGAAAAATGTTCAAATCAAAAGATATATCAACGACAGAATGTACCAAGTTCGTTCGTTGAGTATCATGACAGCAGACGAGGCGTTAAAAGAACTTTCAGCGATTGCATTAGGACTAGTTGATGAAACTGTGGTAGTTGCTACGCCAGTGGGTGCAGAGACGGTTACTAAACCGATTGATCCACGAACACGCATGACAGCGATTAAAGAATTGTTGAAGCGTTATCCAGGTAATGACGCGCTACTTGATGCGCAGGTTAGACGCGCACAGGCAGAGGCGACAATATCAGAAGCTAAGGCGGCAGCAATTCAAACGACTGGTGCTGAACAAGAGCGTCAAGATGAACAAATTGATCGCTTGCTTGCTGGTATCAACATAATCGCACAAGAAGAACTGAGAAAGGCGGATGAAGGCAATGGCTGATACGGTTAAGAACCCAATGTTTCTGACTAAGAAGCAAATTCAAACAATCGGCTTTCTTGCCAGGGACGATTGGAACATGATGATTAATCATGGCGGTGTCCGTGCTGGTAAGACCTTCATTGATAATCTTATGTTCTTGTATGAGATTGAGCGTGTTCGCAAGCTGGCTAATGCGCAAGGTATAGGCACACCTATGTACATCATGTCAGGTGCAACTGCCAAGACGATTGAAAACAATATCATCCAACCACTGGGTGAAGTGTTTGGCATCTATCCAACCTATGACCGCTTCAACAACCTCTATATACGTGGTGTGAAGATTGTTCTTGCATATCATGGGTCAATCAGTGGTTTGCAGTCTATTCGTGGTATGACGGCCTATGGCGCTTATATCAACGAGGCTTCATTGGCTAACCCGGAAGTGTTTTCCGAAATTCTTAAGCGTATTTCTGCTATTGATACGGCCCGCGTCTTGGTAGATACCAACCCGGATATTCCGTCGCATTGGTTGAAGACTGACTATATTGATAAGGCAATCAATTCAGATAGCTTGCGATATACGCCAGCCGAAAAAAAGCGTAGCCACATCATTCAGAATCAGTTCATTTTGGACGATAACACGTCACTAAGTAAGAAGTCCCGCGAAAACATCAAGGCACTGACACCTAGTGGAATGCTATACGATCGTGCAATCTATGGGCGCTGGGTTTCTGGTGAAGGTGCCGTGTATGCCGACTTTGACGAAGAGAAGCACTTTATCAACAAAGAAGACCTACCAGAAATGGACCGCTATATTGCCGGTGTTGACTGGGGATATGAACACACTGGTGTTATTCAAGTGTGGGGTGTTAAGGGTGAAGATTATTACCTAATCGAAGAGCGGGCAAAGCGACACGCTGAAATTGATTACTGGGTTGAAGTTGCCAAGGATGTCGTTGACCGATACGGTGACATTCCATTTTGGGCTGATTCCGCACGACCTGAACACGTTGCGCGTTTTGCTAACGAAGATATTGATGTTCGCAATGCTGATAAGCGCATCCTTAAGGGTATTGAAGACGTAGCAAAGCTAATCAAGGCAGATAAGCTTCATGTTGTACGTGAGGATGCGCCTGAGTTCGAAACGGAAATTTTCGCCTACGTGTGGGATGAGAAGAAAGGCGTGCCAGTTAAAGATAACGACCACGCAATGGATACAATGCGATACGTCATTCACAATGACAAGTCGACAGACAACCAAATCGTCGTAATGGAGGGTATTTTCTAATGGCGTTTAGATTCAATAGCGACAGATTATCGTCTGATGATAATAATGTCTTCTACTTCGACCAGGGCGTCGGGGATGAAATGCTGGCTCCTGATGAATTGAGCCAACTGTTAAGCAAGCACAACCGTGCAATGCATAATTGGTTCAACAAGCTTATGAAGTATTACTTGGGTAAGCATTCAATCTTAGAGAAGATGGCAAAAGCACCAGGTAAGCCTGATAACCGCTTGATTGTCAATTTCGCCAAGGAATTGGTTGATACGGAAGTCGGATACTTTGCTGGTACACCGGTTAAGTTCGATTACGACGACAACGGCAACCCCAATGATGAGCTTGATCAAGCAATCAAGAAGTTTGTTGATATTAATGATTTGACTGACATTGTTGCTGAATTGGCAAAGCAAGTTGATATCTTCGGCCGTTCGTACGTTCTTGTTTACCAAAATGAGGAGAAAGAGACGCGTGTCGCACCAGTTGACCCGCGTAACGGCTTTATTGTGTATGACAGCTCAATTGAGAAGCGTCCAGTGTTTGGTATCTACTACACACAAAAGCAACGTAACGGTGAGTTATCAGGCACGTTGTACACCAAGACGGATGCGTATTCATTCACTGGTACGCCCGGTGCTGAAATGAGCATTTCGGAAGAAGTGATGGATAACCAATTTATGAATGTGCCAATGGTTGAGTTCTACGCGTCAACGGAGCGTCAGGGACTGTTTGAGCAAGTTATGAGCTTGATTGATGCGGTTGAAGTTGCCTTGAGCAATAAGGGGAATGACATTGATTATTTCTCAAACACCATCATGAAGGTGATTAACGCCAAGCTTAAGCCTGAAATCATCAAAGACATGATTGATAAGCGTGTTATTAACGTTGCTTCGGTAGATACTGAACGTGATGTGACAATTGATTTTATGAACAAGCCAGACGCCGACGGTATCCAAGAAAACTTTTTGGACCGTGTTATCGACATGATTTACAACAAGTCAAACGTCGCCAACTTCAATGATGATGTGTTTGGTAATGCGTCAGGTACTTCGCTTGAATTTAAGCTGCAGTCAATGAGTACGGCAGCAAACATGAAGGAGCGCAAGTTCAAAATGTCGTTGCGCCAAATGTGGCGCTTGGCATTCACGATTGGAGCAACATTACCGCTTGATACTGGTGATAAGAACTATGCAAACAACGTCAAAATGACGTTCAAACGAACTGTGCCACACAACGTGCAAGACGAAGCCAACACGGCCAAGGTAATGCTTGACGCTGGTGTTGACCGTAAGACCGCCTTGTCAGAGATTTCAACGATTGAAGACCCTGATGCAGTTATCAAGGCCAAGGAACAAGAGCAAAAGGACGCTGCTAAGAGCATGATGGGCTCACTCAGTGATGAGACGGATGCCGATTTTGATAAGCAAGAGGCTAAGTAATGCAACTATCACAGGAAAAGCAACACATGCTTGTCACAATGAAGCATGATTACGACATCAACGTGAAGCTTGATAAGAAAGCTGATCAACATACTGACAAGATGAGCGCCGAATTGAGCGCTTTTTTTGTTGCTCACAGTGCTGATGACCACATTGATAGCGGAATACTAACCAAGGCGCCAAATGCTGCTGATATTAACCGTTTGAAGAAGTTGGCAGAACAATTACCCAGAACGTCTGAAATCAACGCCAAGAAGCGCAAAATGGCGTTTCTTACTATGGGGGTTTCAGACATGGAAATGTATGTTCAGTCATTGCTGGGTTTACTGATGTTGCCGTTCGCAATTGATTCATACAAGTTATTTGACTCAACGCTTAACGACGAGTTCAAAGACGAGTATCAGCGACAAGCAATGGACACGGGCATTAAGTCCACGTTACCTGATAGTAAAGTTCAGGAATTGTCCCACGCTTCTTTCGACTATAAAACGCCCTCACAAGCCTACTGGACGTCGTTTGATAAGACCCTTGCTAGTTTATCGATTGAGATTAGCAAAGCTATCCAGCAAGGAGTGAGCGCTAAGCAATGGGCGATTATTACTGGAGGAATGTAGTATGGCTGACAATGATTACGAAAACTACAGTGATGATGATTATCTGGCCGAATTGAAAGACTATGTTGACGCGGCTAAGAAAGAGAAAGAGCAAGACGAAGCAGAGCGACATAAGCAACTAGCCGAAATGGTTGGTGGTTATATGGGCTTGTGGTGGTATTTACGCTCATTCAGTGCTTCTGCTGCCCGTAATATCCGAACGTATGCAGCAATTGCTGACCGTGAAGCTAAGGTAGCTGCTTGGAAGTCCGCAGCTGCCCGTGATAAAGGACTTTCACAATATCGTGACTTGCCTGGTAGAAAAGACCAGCAAGTGATGATCATCAACGAATTTGGTGCGTGCCAGTATTGCTTGCCGTATGTTGGCAAGACGTATTCGCTTGGGGATGCACAGACGTTGGTTCCATTCCATCCAAACTGCCGTTGCACATTGGTTCGTGTGGAAGATGATTCTAAACCAGACCTTTCTTTTTTTGGTGGCATACTAGCTGGAACTCAAATCGGCAATGATGATAATTCTGATGATGATTATGAAAACATTGATCAAGAGCCAGAAGAACCAATAGAAATTAAATCGTTGAAAGATGTCCCTGAAGAGTGGTTTGCACTTCGAGGAATTAAGGCAGTTGACGGTACAGTCATTAAGCAAGTTAATTTTCATGCTATTCAAAGGGCGTATGAGCGTGATATTACAGTAGAAGATTTCAAAAAGACATTAGTGTCAGAAAACACCTTAATCACGGAAGCGCCCGGTGATGATGTGTTTTGGTATAATGGTGACAACGACGTGCTTCTGGTTGTAAATAAAAAAGAAGGGAAAATTATTACGGTGTATCATGTTGACGAAGTCGAATAAAATAGTTCAGTTTGAACTGCCTAACAATGATGTAGATTTCATTAAAAATAGTGCCTCTGAGTATTTGCTAAAAGCCACTAAAATTGAACGCGGTAATGATGTTACCCGGTTTGAATTTAGGGCTAATGATTATTTAGAACTAAAGAAGTTTTTGTCTATTGCTGGGTACAAGCAAGCTGACGGTAGTTGGGATTACGATAACCCTGATTGGGATATTGTTAATCGATATGAAGATTTGATTGATGATTTGTACAATCAAGTCATGAAGAATAAATAATTGTTAATAAGCGCTTAGCTAGAAATGGCTGGGCGCTTTTATTGTGCCCAAAACGTGCTGATTGGCCCTAAAAGCTGCAAGGAAATGATAGTCGACGGACTGTAAACGGAGGTATGGAACATGGCTGATGAAAATACTGGCGCACAAGGCGCTAACGAAAACGAGAACAGCAACAGCGGTCAAGGAGGCGGTGTGCAATTCACACCGGAGCAACAAGCGCACATTGACGCAATGGTAGCTGAACGAGTATCGCGCGCTAACAAGACCAATGAAGCAAAGTTCGCTAAGGACCTTGCTGATGCTCGTGCTAAGTGGGAAGCAGACCAAGAGGAAGCCACAAAGGTAGCCAAAATGTCTGACGACCAACGCAAGGAGCACGAAGCTCAAAAGGCAAGTGAAGAATTGTTAGCAGCTCAAAAGCGCGCTGATGATTTGCAAGCCCAACTTAATCACACAAACATGGTGTCTGAAGCAAGTAAGATGCTGGCTGATAAGGGCATGGTTGCTGATGAGGATACTTTGGCGTTCGTTGTACGTGATACGGCTGATGAAACGACTGCGGCAGTGGCAGCATTCGCTAAGTTGGTTGATGAAAAGGTTGAAGCAAAGCGCCAAGAGTCATTGCGTGGGACTACGCCACGTAATCCAGGCGCTTCTACTTCAATTAGTAAGTCTCGCGGACAGTTGGCAGCCGAACGCGCTAATAGCACATCATCAAACCATGTTGCTGACAGCTTCTTTGGCATTAAATAATTAGGAGGATGTACGAATGAAGTACACGACGACAAAGGTTGATCAACTAAATTGGTTGGCCTCATCACGTTTCCAAGCATTCACTGAAGCGGCTGACGCTGAATATGAGTCAGGAGCCGTATTCATGAAGAATGGTGCAGTTGCCGGGTTGGTAGTTAATCATGTTGTTGGTTCGACTGATGACCCAATGCCCGCATCCGTAATGGTTGAGGGATATGTTTTGCCTGACCGTCTACCAGTAGCGTTGACTGACGCTCAAAAGACGGCGTTGAAGGCAATCGGTATTAAGTTCCGCGCTGAAGCTCCAGCACCATCTACTGCAGTTGATCCAGGAACCACTACTCACTAAGAAGGAGAATTAATAAATGGCAACAGATATTTTGGATTTGTTTCCACACCAAGATGTGTTGGACTATACCAAGACCGTTGAAACACCAAACCTATTGGGAGCTGCATTGTTCCCAGCACGCAAGGTGCAATCAAACGACATCAAGGTGTTGACGTCAGGTACTAACGTACCAGTTATCGCTCACGTGCACGCTTTCGATACGGAAGCTGAAATCGGCGACCGTACTGCACAAGTTTCAGAGACAAAACCATTCTTCATCAAGAAGAAGATGATTCTTAAGGAAGATGATTTGGTTAAGTTGCGTACGCCACGTACGCCGGAAGAGCAAAGTTACATCATGAACACTGTTTATGACGACTTGGGAAATGTTGTGCGTTCAATTGATGCCGCAACTGAATTGATGCGTATGCAAGCGTTGATGACCGGTGTAATTACTGTACAGGACCAAAATGGTGGTGCATACAAGGTTGATTACGGTATTGATAAGGCACAAAAGGGAACGGCAGATTTCGCAGACGATAGTAAGGATCCAATCGAGCAAATTTTGGAATGGTCTCAATCAGTTTCAGTTACCCCAACCCGCGCAATCATGTCTCAAAAGGCATTGTACGCGTTGCGAAAGAACAAGAATGTTGTTGCTAACATTTTCGGCTCAAACAACGGTCGTACTGTTATGCAATCTGATTTGGATGAGTTTATGCAAGCTAACGGTTTGCCTGTTTTGCGCGCCTACACTGGCAAGTACGCTGACGCCGACAAAAAGGGTAAGCAAACGGTGACGAACTACATTGCTGACAACCAATTCGCTATGTTTGCGGACAATGCTGTCGGTGAAACGGTTTACGGTTTGACACCTGAAGAAGCTCGTGCAGTTGCATCGGGTGATGTTGAATCATCACAAATCGGTAACATGTTTGCTGACCGTTACGAAGAGACGCACGACCCTATCCGTTCTGTCATCAAGGTTTCAACAATGGTTGTTCCTACGTTGGCACAAGCAGGTAACATCTTCCAAGCAACTGTTTTGTAAGGGGGTGACTTAAATGGATATTGTCACTGATAAGAATACTGTTACCGAAATTAAGTCCTGGCTTGATTCACACGGTATTGAGTATCCATCAAACGCACAAAAGGCTGACTTGTTGAAGTTGGTTCCTGGTGAGCCACAAGAAGATATTGATCAAGCTGAAAGCGAGGCGACGATTGTCGGACAAAGTGAGGCTACATCTTCTGTAGCTGATTCAGCTTCATCAGCTTCAGATTCGTCATCAATGGCTTCATCAAGTGCAGCTGTTGACGTACAACCTGCTCAACCAGACTCATCATCATCAGCTGTTCAACCAGAAGCGCCGGTAGAGAGTGCGCCAGTTGACCCGCAACCGGTCACGCCAGAAGTACCAGTTACGCCGACTGAACCGGAGGCACCAGCTGCTTCAGACGACTGGGCAAGTATCTTCATGCCTAAGCCAGTAGAGACTGCTCCAGTTCCTGAAACACGCCCAGAGAACACATACACGGTACAAGACGGCGACACGCTGGCATCTATTGCTAATAGCTTTTACATGAGCGTTGGCAACTTGAAGCGACTCAACGGTCTTATGTCTAACGTGTTGTTTATTGGACGAGTATTGAAGATTAAGTAGGTGCTGATATGGCAGACGTAGCAAAAGTAGTTACAAGAATTAAGATGTTAGCGCCACAATTAGCGTCTGTTCCAGCTGACACGCTAGAGGTATTGGCAGAGGATGCGATTACGGTCGCAACGCAGGACGGATTCAAGGACCCGAAGCTAGAAATGGCTGCCGGTTACTTGGGTGCTCACTATGCAAGCGTTGTGAACAATCAGAACAGCAACGTTAAGAAGCAAACTTTGTCTGTAATGTCTATCGAATACAAGGATACTGGTGGAATGAGCGATTATTTGCGCCAATATCAAGACTTGTTGGATAGCTTGCAAGGTGGAGCTAATGTTGCTGTATTCATCTAGGTGATCATCATGGAAATAGCATTTGACACGTCTGTCGAATCTAATTTCGATTTAGATGAAATGATTGCACAATTAGAAGCCGTTGACGGGCGAGAAGCTGAAGCAGGTATATTTGGTGGCTTCGCTGCTAAAAAAGCAATGTGGAATGAATACGGGACAAGTCGGGGTATTCCGGCCCGCCCATTCCTACGTAATACTCAATATGAGAACGAACGTAAGTGGGCGAATGATGTCGGTGGTGATGTTCTGAAGGTATTTACTGGAAATCTCTCAACAACCGCCTTGATGTCACAACTCGGCAGCAAAATGGCTGATGATATTCAAAAGACTATTCGTGCCGGTAATTTCGCACCACTTGCACCGGCTACGGTGTCACGTAAGGGTTCTAGTCAGCCGTTGATTAATACTGGAGATATGATTGGTGCAGTCACACACAAGGAGAGTTAGTAATATGGCTTTTTATCTTGATATGAGCTCGCTTATTCAAATGTTTGGAACTAATCTGATGGTGCATCCAAAAGCTACTGGTGATTGGGTAGACGGGCAGTGGGTTGAAACTGAAAGCGAGCCTGTTAGCTTGTATGAGCCGTTTCTAACGTTCTCGATTACAAGTTCTATTCTTGCTGGTCAGCTAATTAGTACCGAACAGGGTGATGATACTGAAGAAACGGTGGCATGGTTTTCGGAGCATGACTTTCCTGAAGGAACGTTAGTAGAACACAATGATGTGAGGTATCGAGTGACAGGTAAGCAGTCATTCAAGGACTACTCAAATGTCATCCAATACGAATTGAAGACTGAGGAGGCGTTGAATGGCAATACAGACGTATGATTATTCGGTGCTGTACAAGGTATTCAGCACAATCATTAAGGACACGCAGGGACTGACCATGATTGAACTAGGCGGTGCTGGAGAAATTCCGGCAGCGCCTTTTGTTGTATTCGACATTATCAGTCCGCGTATTGATATCTATGAGCACTACGACGTCACTGAACGCGTTCCATTCGAAGCTGTGGTTAGTTTTACCCACTATGCTTTGAAGAAACTACAAGCCCTCAATTTGTCGGAAAACTTACGTAATCAGTTCGTGACTGATGCATCATTAACTCAGTTACGACAAGCTGATATCGTGATTGCGGAAGTTATGCCGACAAATATTCGTTCAATTCAAAATTCGACGGCTGACAAGTTCATGGTCGGCTTTGATATGCGCTTGCGGGTACGGGATCCATTCGTTGACGAACAGATGCCGCAAATCGACAGCGTTGATGTACAAGAAAAATAGGAGAAACAAGTAATGGCGAATGATTTGCTAGACGTACACGTTATTTTGGACGTGGCGTCACCAGCACAACCAGTAAATCTTGGTAACTTGGCCATCTTTATCGTACAAACTGGTACGAATGAAGTGATTGCTGATACGACTGTATCAACGTTCCAAGAGATTACTGATCGTGGTTTAACTTTGGGCGCCGAAGCAACGCAAATTGCTAAGGGATTCTTTGCACAACAAGAGCACGGACAAACATTGTTCATCTATGGTGTGCCTAAATCAACTGATGGTTCAGCAACTACTAAGAAGCTTGAAACGGCTCTGGGTGATGGCTGGGAGTTCGGTGCTATTGTGCCTTCAACGCAAAATGACATTGTTGCAATGTCTAACGCGATTGAGGCCTATGGTCGTAAGTTCCTGGTTGTATCAGGAACTGGCTTTGACGGTGCACCAGCTGGTGCAATTACCGCATTGGAAGCTGTCAAGAATGCACCGTTCTACGGTAATGCCCGCACGTTTATGATTGGTGGTGTTGACGCTGAACAAAACTACAATATCGGAGCCTTCGTCGGGGCGGTTGGTAACAAGACGCCAGGTTCTGCAACTTGGAAGTTTAAGTCATTGACTGGTTCAACGGCGATTAAGGCTAATGGTTCTGTAGTTTCTATTGCGACTAAGAACAACGTCAACTTGTATGTTGTTAAGGCAGGCAAGGACCAAACATCAGAAGGTTTGACGCTGGGCGGAGATTATATCGACGCATTGCTTGGTGATGATTGGGTACGAGCAACTTTGGAAACGAATATCCAAAACTTGTTGCAATCAGTGGATAAGTTGTCATACGACATGACTGGTATCGCTCAACTTGAAGCTGCAGTTACAACGGTACTTCGTCAAGCAACTGACAATGGTATTATCTTGGTTAACCCTGAGACTGGTGCCGGTCAATTCACGGTCACTGCTCAAACGCGTGATCAACAAGCTGCAGCGGATATCTCATCACGTAAGTACAATGGATTGTCATTCACTTACACGCGTGCTGGTGCTATCCATGACGTTACAATTCACGGAACTATTGGCGATATTTAAGGGGTGATATAGATGGCTGAAGATATGAAGGCTTATGACGCCAAGTCGGTCACGTTGACCGTCGACGGCAAGGTCATTATTGGGTTCCAAGACGGTGATATGATTTCATACACCAACAAGGAAGATATGATTACAACTGAAGTTGATGCGCAAGGGTTCGCCTCATTCGCGGTTAACAACTCACGATTGGGACAAATCACGATTAACTTGTCAGGAAATTCCGCTTCTCACAAGTATTTGAACACCTTGGCAAATGCTCACAAGCAATTCCCGGTTGTTATCTTGTCAGATACTGAGAAGATTTCTGCTACTCGTGCGTTTATCGCGAAGCCGGCTGACGGTGCTTATGGTAAGCAAACGCCTAAGCGAACTTACACAATCGAAACATTGGATATGGCTATTGAAGTTCGATAAGTAATCGAATTTTGATAGCTTTTTTTGATGGCACAGGTTCGACTCCTGTGTCATTACTAGTGGCAATTGGCCACAAATTACTAAGGGCCGGTGCCCGTCTATATTTGGAGGATATTAACATGTCAGAAGAAGCAAAGAACCAACAAGTTGAAGCAAAGCCAGAGAATAAGTTTGGTAAGCAAAAGACGGTGGTAATCACGGACAAGAATGGTAAGGACTGGACGTACAAGTTGCAATATCCAGGAATGCGTGCAGCAATGGAAATCTTGGACAACTCACGCATGCCTAATGGTTTGATTGCCCGTTCTGTATTTGCTGACCAATTGTTGGAGCAAGTTGTTGTTGAACCAGCTGGTTTGGATGTTGATTCATTCGACGAGCGCCCAGGACTATCACAATTGATTGACGAGGCAGATTTGTTTCTTGGTGAGTTTGACGACTAGTCACTATCCAAGTGAATACTTTACTAACAAGGATGTTGAAGATAATTAGATATATGAATGGCCGGTAATTGCGGGTGTTGCATCACGAGAAGAAGTTGATCATGCAACTTTAAAAGAGCTGCAATACCTAAATGCGCTGGCTGATAAGAAACAAGCTTATGTGAGCGGTCCTTTTGGTTTGGGTGGTGAAGAGTAATGGGTGAATATTCAACAACAATCAAGACGGAGATGAACGTCTCTGGTATTGATGACTTGAAGAAAGCCAGTGCTGCCATACGAGAGCTGAAAGAAGCTGCTCAAGGTTTGTCTGGCTTTTCTGGCAAGGTGTCTGGTAACTCATTTAATGGTTATTCAGATGGTGCTAAGCGTGCAACTGATTCATTAGAGAAGCTGCGCGCTATGAGTGAAAAAACAGAAGCGGCAATGAAGACGTCGACTTCTGGCGGTAGTCAATTTAAGGGACAGATTGATGACATTAATCGGGCAACCGAGTCATACAAGAAACTTGAATCGGCTGCCAAAAGCGCAGCCAATGCGCAAAAACAGTCTGCTTCGAGTGGCGCACAAGCTGCACAGAAACAAGCTGCTGAAATGAGTAAAACCGGTCAAAAGCTGAAAGACTCATTCAAAGAAGCAACTGCCATGTTCTCAGTTGGTATGTTGGGCGCAACTGCCGTTATGGGGCTTGCTGATGGTGTTAAGGGCATGGTCAACACTGGTTGGGAAACGTTGAAAGAACGTCAATCAGGCCAAGCTATGTGGGCGACCTCTATCCAAGACGCACACAAGAATGTTAAGGGTGCTGAACTGACCGCGCAGGCTAAGCGTGCAAGTGATGCTACCATGCGTACGGCAATTCTCGCTGGTAATGACTACACAGAAGCTAATGGTTTCGCCAAGCAAATTTATTCTTCAGATGCTGGTGAGTATTCTGGAAGTGTTGGTAAGACGCAAAAGTTGCTGAAGGGTGTGTTCAACATCCAAGACGCCAATGCGCTTAACCAACGCGAAATGGAAATGCTTAAGACAGCTATCGGTAATACCGGTGATATGGGTAAAATGAACGGGGCAATTGCCAAGTCATTGAACCTAGTTGACGGTAAGATTACCCGTGCTATTCGTAAGGAGTATAAGCGCGAAACTGGTCATGAACTTGGTTTGAACAAAACCGGGACTGGCTATGATTGGGGCGCTGTATCTGCGCAAACCGCATACCGCGGAATTGATCGATATGGTAATTCTGGTGGTATCTCTAAGGCGTCAGAACGCTTCAATTCAACGCTACCTGGTGTCTTGCGTTCTGGTAAGGCTGCTGGTGGCTACATGCTGTCTGAAATCATGCAAGGTTTCTCTGACGGTATTGCTAAGGGTGGCGCATTCAAGAATATTCTAGGAAAACTTTCAGGTAGTTTCACGGATATTGATAAGCTGAAGTCTAATTCAAAGCGCATAACGGATTCGCTGGTTGGCGTAGCTAATGGAATTGGTGAAGGTGCCAGAATTATTGCGCCTTATGCTAAAGCGTTTGGTGGCGGTACGTTGAGCGGTGTCAAAGATACCTTTGCGGTAATCAAAAAGGGTATTGATGAGATTAAGAGCGTCGGTTCAAGCATTGGAAAAATGCTTCCTGAAGGTTCACAGAAGAAACTATCTGATGTGATCAGTACTATTGGTAGATTTGTTGGTGTCGCTGTGACGGCTGGTGCTGCATTTAAGGTTTTGAAGGTTAGCGCTAGCTTAGTTGGAGATACCCTAAAAGGCATTACAAAAATTGTGCCAGGACTGTCTAAGACACGTTCAAACGGCGATAGCATTTTCAGTAAAGCAGCAAGCACATTTAGCGGTGCTGTTGATCGCTTCGCTAGTGCTTCAAGCACAGCAGGAATGACTGGTGCTGGTGGATTTGGCGGAGCTGACGCTAAAAAGTACAGCACCCGTTCTGAACGATTGGCAGCTGAAAGAGCAGCCGAAGCTGAAGCTAAGGCAACAGCTGGTAACTGGTTTACACGAAAGGGTCGTGCATTACAAAATCTAGAAGTCAATGGCGCGGAAACTCGAGTGTCAAAGTACGATACTGGATTTTTCAGTCGTAATGCCGGTAAAGTATTAGCTGGAATCGGCGGATTAGGCACCAAAATTGGTAGTTCGGCGTTGGTAAGTAGCATTACTGCTAAAGCAATGCCGGCCATTAGCGGAATTGCTAAAGTAGGTTCTACCTTAGGTAAGGCGGGAAAGTTCCTTGGTAGAGGAATGCCTTTGATGAACGGCTTGTTTGCTGGCGTTGATGTTATGACAACAATGGCAAGCACAAAGACCGGATCGCTAGCCCGTCACAAGGGTGTTGGTCAAGGTGTTGGAACTGGTGTCGGTGCAACTGTTGGTGGAGCATTGGGTTCATTCTTAGGCCCTCTTGGTACGATTGGTGGTTCAATGGCTGGTGGCTGGCTTGGTGGTAAGGCTGGATCATGGATTGGTTCTATGTTCGGTGGAACTAAGGAGCCGGAGTCAAAGGCAACCAAAGCCCAAAAGAAGGCTAGTGCGATTGCTAAAGCTCAAGCAGCTGCCCAAGCTACGAAGGAGAAGCAAGATTTTGCTTCAAATATGCAGCAATACGGCTATGACAAGATGAATGCCAATGAGTTGTACTCACAAATCTCTAAGGGCAGCAAGTCGAAGTCCAAGTCAAAGCAACTTTCAGCAATGCGAATGCAAGAAGCAATCGAAAACGGTGACGCCGACGGTATTCGCAAGTATCAAGCTCAACTTAATAAGCAAAATGGCATTAAGAAGGGTAACGAAGACGCAACTGGTCGTGAAACTAAGAAGTTAAACGACAAGCGTTGGAAGGATGCACGCAAGAAAAACGTCAAGCTGGACAAGGATAATTGGCGAAATCAAAACGTTTCGAAGACTAAGAAGTCAAGCGGTAAGAGCAAGGCTCAAAAGGACATGGACGCCGATTACAAGGCAGCCCAAAAGCACCAGCGCCAAATGGCTAAGGTTGCTGCACAGACTGAAAAGGCTTCAAAGAAGTCAAACAGTGCTAAAAAGAAGTCTTCCAACGGTTCAAAGGCTTCAAGCAGGGCTGCTAAGAAGTCTACAAATGACTTGAAGAAACAATCAAAGGCATTCAATAAGGCATTGGACGGTGTTGGTAAGAATTCTAAGGCAGACAAGAATGCCAAGAAGTCACTTGATAAAGTGAATTCGACGGCGAAGTCGGGCATGAATAAGGCCAACAAGACAGTTAAGTCCGGCTCAAAGAAGATTCAGAACTCAGGTAAGGACGCTTTCAAGTTCAAGACGAGTAAGTCAGGTTTTAATAAATTGAATTCTGATGCCAAATCTGGGACTAACAAAGTCAACAAGACCATCAAGTCAGGTTCTAAGAAAATCCAGAACTCTGGCAAGAATATGTTCAAGTTTAAGAGTTCTGCGTCAGGCTTTAACAAGCTTAACTCACAAGCAAAGTCTGGCATGAACAAGGTAAATTCAACCGTGAAGTCTGGATCTAAGAAGATTCAGACTTCAGCTAAGAATGCATTCAAGTTTAAGGGTGCTGAGTCAGGATTTAATTCTCTGAATTCACAAGCCAAGTCTGGAATGAACCGTGTAAACAGCACGATTAAGTCAGGTGCAAGCAAGTGGAGTTCAACGATTAAGTCAGGTATCTCAAAGGCCGCTTCTTCATTCTCTAGTCAAATGAGCAAGATGGTATCAACGGCGTCTTCAAAGGCGTCAGCTATATCATCATCATTGGCTAAGATTGGTACGGCTGCTGCTTCTGCTGCTTCAAAGGTCAAAACGCTTCAATCGGCAATTAATTCTTTGAAGTCTAAGACTGTTACCATTACAGCTAACGTCAAGGGTAAGGGTGCTAACAAGCTGGCAACTGGTACTCCAGGGGCTAAGCGTGCGTTCTCACAAGCCTTTGTCCCACATTATGCAAATGGAACTACTGCCGGCGGACACCGTGGTGGTATGGCGCTTGTTAATGACGCTGGCGGTTCAAACTGGCGCGAAGCGTTCATGTTGCCAAACGGTTTGATGGGCTTATTCCCAAACCAACGCAATTTGAACACGGTTTTGCCAGCTGGTACGCAAGTCCTAGACGGTAATTCGACTAAGAAGCTGTTCCCACGATATGCCAATGGTACTGATGGTGCGAAGAATGCGTTTGCACCACAAAAGAGCAGTGGTAACCCAACTATTCAAATTAACGTTACCATTCAAGGAAACGCGAGTGCATCTGACGCTAATGCGATTGCCAATACAATTGGTGAAAAGTTTATTGCAATCATGCCACAAGCGACTATTTAAGGAGGTGTGTTAGATGGCAAGATTTACTGACGGTAACGGTCATTCGGTTGATGTATTTTCATTGTCAGAACATGAAGAATTGAATATCGAAGTCGCAACGCACCCTATCGAGGATGGTTCGCCGATTACTGATCATTCGCAAATGCAAAGTAAGACATTTACGTTTAGTGGTTGGATAACAGGTAATAATCAATCGGATATCGACGCGAAATACAACCAGCTTTATGCATGGGGAGAAAATGGCACCATCGTCGATTATTCCGGGGCTATCCGGCAGAATCATAGCATGCTGATTAGTAATTTGACTAAAGATTATGATGATGGCGGATACCAAAATGCCATTAAGTTTTCTATGGAAGTTACTTGGGTAAAGATGGTCAAAGTTACCTGGAATAAGAATGTTAATGCTGGAAAGAAGCAAGCTTCGCCTCCTGCTGGTGTGTACGTTACGGTTGTTGCTGGTAATACTTATTGGGGCTGGTGGGTTCAATATGGTACTTCTATTGATCAGCTAAGAGCTTGGAATGGTTGGCCCGACCGTTTCATCCCAATTGGAGCAAGGGCAAGGGTGAAGTAATGGCATTACGAGCATATATTGACGTAAACGTTGCACAGCTGCCTGAGATTTTTGAAATCGAATTAGGTGGTGTCAACGTCTATCTGCAATTTAATTACAATGATTATGGTGAATTCTACACAGTCGATTTGTATGACAATTCAATGGTGCCAATTGTTTTGGGCGAGAAGTTAGTTTATGGGCGTCGCTTGTGGGCTGACTATACTAACCCAGCAATACCGGCAGTCGATATCATGCCATTTGATGAATCACAGAAAGAAACAACGGTCTCTCCGGATAATTTCGGAAAGACCGTTTTTCTGTATCTGATGACTTTAGAAGATGATGGGGAGCTGATGTAATGGCAGATGCAGTGCAATACAATTTTGAAATTCAATTGAGTATCTGGACTGACTCCGGACAACTCATATACCATCACCGAAAATCAAACGACAGCATGGACATTGAATTTACTATTCCATTTGATAACACCAATGACCAGAGCGTCGGTGAAATCGTCATTTGGAATATGTCACAAATTAGCTTTAATCGTGTTCACGAAGGTGACCGAGTACAAGTGATTGCCGGTTATAGCGGTGATACCGGTATTTTGTTTGATGGATTTATCTATAAAACGACGGTGCCAACGCTCGAAGGCGGTGACCATAAGTACACATTACGAGTCGTAGAAGGAACTGATTATCGCAAGCTACCGGACGTATCACTAACGTTTGGTGAAGGAACGGCAGCTTCAACAATAATCGACAAGATTGTCAGTGTTTCTGGTATTAATCTGAATAATGTTTCAATGCGTGAGGATCATATCTATTCAGAAGGATTTACCGTCGACGGCTCACCGTTAGACGCACTAGCAGAAGTTGCTGGTGACACGCATTCTGCGTTGTTCTACAGGCGCGGTCAATTGACATTGCGTTACATGTACGACGACAACAACACCGGTACTGCCGAGTTGAACAATGGCTCTGGTTTGATTTCGTCACCAACAATGGAGCGACGAGATGAAGACTGGGTTAAGGATGAAGATGATGACGGCATGGGTCGCTACCAATATTCAGCGGAGAGTCTGTTAAATTATCGAATTACTACTGGTGAGTATGTCCACATTCAAAGTATGTTCGTTAACATTACGGGAACTGTGATTAGTGGCGAACATGCATTTGACGGAACCAGTCCGACTACATCAATTGAAATTGGGGTGAAGTAATGGCTAAAAAAGCTAAGAAAAACAACAATGACGTGGAGTTCTTCACGCATATTTTGCCTGACAATATTTCTGCTAATATCAATGTCGCCCAGTTAGGTCGTGTGGACCGTATCTATGCTGACGGCAAAAAGGCTCAAGTCCAGCCATTAGCTATGAAGAGTGACGGAAATAGCCGCGCGCCACTTGTTGGTGTGCATATTGGGCGAATGTTGCGTGATGAAGTCCATGTTGGTGACGTAGTCGTGATTCTGTTCATTGACAGATCAATTGCCGCTTTCAACGGCAGAAATGATGAGTTCCCGTTGTCAAATACTAGAATGCACAGTATTAATGATGCATTCATTATCGAGGTGTACTAATGCGAGATATTTTATTAGCAGAAGATGGTGATATCAACTTCGCACACGCAATTGACGCTGATCAAGAAGTTATGCAATCAATCAGGATTATTTTGGAAACAAGCTTAGGCTCATTCATTGGCGACGCTGAAATGGGGCTTGATACCAGTGACTTGATTGGTAAGCAATACAATGAACGCTATGCTGTCACGGCTATTCGTGATGCTTTGACACAAGAGCCACGAATTGTTGCAGTGAACGATGTAGTAATTACAGCTGATTTATCAGCGCGAGTTGCAAACATCAAACTTGATTTAGTTATTGATGGTGAACAAAAAACTACGGAGGTGATTTTGGATGTTGGATAGTAATGGCTTCACACGGCCACAATACGAAACAATCGTTGTTGATTTGACTGCCAAGTGGCAAGAGCTGTTTGGTTCTGATTCCGACACATCTGCGCACTCTGTCGCTGGTGTCTTAATCCGTCTGATGGCGTTCTTTTTGGACTTGATTTATAAGCTTGCTGAAAAGGTCTATAACAGTCAGTATTTGAGCACAGCAACCGGTGTTTCGTTGGATAAGATTGCTTCTAACTTTGGCTTGTATCGCAATCCAGCCGAGCAAGCAATTGTTGACTTGTCGTTTACTGGTACGCCTGGTTTTGTCATTATGGCTGGAAAAATGTTCAAAACGACTGACGGAAAAATCTACCAGTTAGGTTCTGATGTACTGTTATCTGCGTCAGGAACAGGGGCTGGAACGGCGTATGCAATGGAAACCGGGGCGCAATACAACGTACCGGCCAATGCAATCACTTCTCAGGTTGAACCAACGTCTGATATTTTCACTGTTACAAACCCACAAGCCGTGGAAAATGGTGCAAATATCGAAACGGATGCTGAACTGGCGCATCGTGTTCGATTGGCCAATGATACCAAGCCATCTAGCCCAGTCAATGGTGTAATTTCCGCCGTTATGGAAGTTCCAGGGGTTAAGAGTGTTCAAGTTGTTACGAACAATACAATGGCAGTCGATTCATACGGCAACCCAGCTAAGACAATTCACGTCTATGTTGATGGTGGTGAAGAAATGAAGATTGCAGATGCGCTGTTCAATTCTGTTTCGGCGGGTATATTAATGGTCGGCAGCCATACAGAGACAATGACTGACGCTGCTGGCTTTTCCGGTAATGTAGTCGCGTTCGATTATGCTAATAAGGAAACGCTTTTCGTGACAGTTGACGTTACGACTAACAACGACTTCGAAATTGACGGTATTGATCAAGTTAAGAAGGCTGTGAACGACTATCTTGGTAGCGTTCCAATGGGTGGAACTGTTCGCTTCTCATACTTGTACAAGTACATTTATGACAACGTGAACGGTATTGTTGTGGCCACGGTAAAGATTGGAACCAAAGCAGATTCACAAGCAATGACGGATATTCCATTGACGCAGTTCAGTATTGCGACGACGACAGCTGATAGTTTGGTGGTGACGAAGAATGGGAATTAGTTTTAAAGAGCAATTTTTAGCTATGTTACCGGCGCCAATTAGCCGTTATGGTCGCCAAACAATGTTGTTCGCTGAATGGTTGCAATGGCAATTTAAACAGCTACAAGACTTGTTTACGACGATTGAAGATTTTCGAGAGTTGGATAATGCCAACGGTGAAGTGCTTGATTCAATCGGTGCTCAATACAATCAATTGCGCGGTGAGGCTGACGATAGTTTCTATCGCATTATGATTCGTTCAAAAATGGCTATCAATTCTGGTATCTCAACGGTGAATGGCCTGCTGGATATCATTGCACGGTCTTTGAATATCCCTAAGAAAGGAATTGAGATCGAACCGTTGCGTAAGTGGAATGGAACGACTGTTGATAACGGTGAGCCATTAGCAATTGCAATCCGCAATATTCCGCTGCAATGGGCCAATACCGAATGGGAACAGAACTACATCATTGATCGAATCCGAAGCGGTGTTGCTGCTGGCGTGCGTGTTGATGAAGTAACATTCGTTGATAATTCAAACGCTGTATTAGCTGTGCGTGGTATCAGCAGTAATACGTTGACGTATCAAATCTATGAAAGCGAGGATAAGTGATGGCTAATAAATTTTCTAGCCTAATCTTTACTGAAGAAGGTAAGGATGTCATGACAAAGGCGCTGGCTGATAAAGGACAAATGTCTATTATCAATGCCTACACCTTTACGTTATCTCTTACCAAGGACTTAACCTACTCACAAATCAGTGGTCTGAACCCTAAGCAAACAAAGCCAATGGGTACGGTTACGACGGATTTAACGACTAATACTGTTGAATCTCGTTTGATTATTGATAATCGTGATGTTACAGCTGATTATAATTTGAAGGGTATTGCCATTACCGGTGTCTACGGTACTGACAATTATGTCCTTGGAATTATCAATACGAATGAGACCACGTTGGTTCCTGCGTATAATGGACAATCAGCGCAGACAATTAATTTGGACGTTTCATTTGCAATCAGTGATTCGTCAATCGTAACAGTTAACACCCAGTACGCCGGAATGTTGACTGTTGCCGATTACATTGCTTTGCAGAAGTATATCGACCAGCGCGACGCAACGAAGGCTGATGACACTGCCGCCGTCCACAAGACTGGTAATGAGACGATTAATGACATCAAGACTTTCTTGAAGACGATTGTTGGTTCGGTTAGTGGAAATTCAGGAACAAGTGATCGTGTGAATACGCTAGCTATCAATGCTGACGTTGCACTGTCAAGTTTGAATAATGGCGTTTACCTTTCAACAAATGCTTCAAAGACAACGTCTGACAAGCCGACTGGCGCAGCTGAGACGTATGTGTTCGTTAAAGAAAGCAACGTTGAGCGATTTACTGACATTTCTAATGGTCAATCATATTTCCGTGTAAAGAACGGTTCTACGTATACAGCGTGGAACCGTTTTTCTACTGCAGCGGAACTCTCAAACGTGGATGCTTCTGCCGTCCACAAGACAGGCAATGAGACGATTGGTGGGTCTAAGACATTTAGTTCTGCTATTATTGCTAACTTGCAAGGAAATGCTGACACCGCAACAAAGTTAAAAACAGCGCGTACAATTTCGTTTAGTGGCGCTGCAACTGGTACTGGTACGTTTGATGGCTCAGGTAATGTTGACATTGCACTAACGGAATCCGCAATTACACGTACGAATACTTCATCATCACAATCACTTGCTGTTGGCGGAACTGTGACAATCATTGATAGCATTACGACTAATACATCCGGTGAAATCACTGGTGTTAATGTTAAGACAGCTACAATGCCATCAGTTTATCCACCAAATAATGACGTAAATCTGGTACACAAGTCAGGCGTTGAAAGCATTGGCGGTGCTAAGACGTTTACTGACGGCATTATTGGAACATTGGCTGGTAACGCCTCAAGTGCAACCAAACTAGCCACAGCTCGTAAGATTAATGGTGAAAATTTTGACGGGACAGCGGATATTAACGTTGACCCAGTTGTGCAAGTGATTAGCACGAATAAGGATGTTTTCACTCTGGATAACGGCTTCTACTACTACGTAAACATTGGGGCAACTAATAAGCCTAGTGGATCATCAAATTATTTCGTTGTCGAAGTAATTCAATCCGGTAACAATGGCTTCATGCAGCTGGTCGACTCGAACAACAATGCTTGGTGGACGACTAAGACTGGTGGTGCGTGGTCATCATGGAAGGCGGTTGCTAATGATGCGCTGGTTGCGCACTTGGATACTGCCGAGACGTTTACGGGTAAGAAGACGTTTTCGGCAGGACTTGCTGGTGAATTAACCGGTAACGCAGCTACGGCAACTACGCTAAAGACCGCACGCAAAATTGGTGGCGTATCGTTTGACGGTACACAAGATATTGACTTGGCTGGCGTTAATAAAATTGGCAATCAGGACACAACAGGTAAAGCAGCAAGCGCTGATATTTTGAACACACGTCAAGCAACGTTCACTGATTTTGCTGATGTCGCTAAAAATATGGTTAAGTATTCAGGCTCATGGGTTATTGGTACACAATCAATTGCTAATTCGCCATTGCAAAATTATTATACGGCGACAATTACACCCGGATTTTCGGGTGGCATGGACGGATACATTGAATTAGCCCCGCTTGCCAATGATTATGTAAAAAAGTATATAGCAACAGTCGGTTCGGGTACGCTCTCTGCTTGGAAGTTATTTGCTTTTGATGATGAAGTTGTACACAAGACTGGAACTGAAACCATTTCAGGCGACAAGACGTTTACTGGTACTGTTACGTCAACTAATCCAATTAACGGTGCGCTGTCAACTCGATCTCCTGCTTTTACCGATTTTAACGATGTTGCTAAAAATATGGTTAAGTATTCTGGCTCATGGGTTATTGGTACACAATCAATTGCTAATTCGCCATTACAAAATTATTATACGGCGACAATTACACCTGGATTTTCAGGCGGAGGTGACGGATACATTGAATTAGCCCCGCTTGCCAATGATTATGTAAAAAAGTATATAGCAACAGTCGGTTCGGGTACGCTCTCTGCTTGGAAGTTATTTGCTTTTGATGATGAAGTTGTACACAAGACTGGAACTGAAACGATTGCCGGTGATAAGACTTTCACCGGAAAAGTAATTGTTGCGGGTGAATTATACAATCCAGAATTTACAGGTATGGCGACTTCAAACGTTACAGTTGGCGGTGCAACAATTTCTTTGAGACGAATTGGAAGAGTTGTGCAGGCTTCATCTAACACAACTAGTCCAAGTTCAACCATTACAGCTGGTAGTACCTTCCCATTGCCTGATGGTTTCCGTGGGGTTGTTGACCAACTCCACCTATCAGGATCAAACGGTGTCGAGGCATATATCACACCTGACAATATTTATTTCGTTACGCAATGGGGAAAAGGAATTGGTGCACGGTTGTCAGGTACATGGCTGACTCTTGATAAGATGCCTAATCAATAGGCCAAGCGTTTCTGGAACGCTTTATGCAAAAGGTGTCTCTGGGACTGTAAAGATGTGGTACAGCGCGAATGTGTCATACGTTAAAACTGGTCGGCTTGTTCAGCTGCTACACAACGGTGGTAATACTGCACAAATTCCGTCTGATTCTATTTCAAATGAGAAATTACCGGCATTCTTGCGCCCTGCTGTGGTTGCTGTCATGCCTGAACACCCGTAAACTAGCGCAAAAATTGCTGTTAACCCAGACGGAACTTTCAAAGTCACTGAAGGTAACGTCCCAGCAAACTTTTACGGATCAACAGTTTCGTATATCGCTGCCAACTCTGATTTAGCCTGATTGTATGATCAACATGATTTATCAGATAACTATACGTTTTAGCTACACTAATTTTGTGGAGGTGAAACTAGATGATATATGGATACGCAAGTGTGAGTTCACAAGGACAAGATTTTAACGGGCAGGTTGCTGCGTTGAAGAAATTTGGAGCAACTAAGATCTATAGCGAAAAGTTTACGGGAACTACGGCTAATAGACCAGCGTTGAAAAGACTGGAAAGAATAATTACTAGCGGTGATGTTGTGGTTGTGACGAAGTTTGACCGGCTAGCACGATCAGTTAGGGAAGGCATCAAGATTATGGACAAACTGACAAAGAAGGGGATATCAGTTCACGTTCTTAATCTGGGGTTACTTGATAGTTCACCGTCTGGCCATTTGTTGAGAAACATCATGCTAACGTTCGCCGAATTCGAACGGGACATGATTGTTGATAGGTTGGCAGAAGGACTTGCTCGTGCCAAGGCAATTAATCCACATTACAGAGTGGGACGTCCCAAACGACGGTTAACTAATAGGCATAAAGAAGAATATAGGCTGTTACAAGAAAAGACGTACAGAGAGGCCTCTAACATTAGCGGATACAGTCGGTCAACGCTGTATCGAATCAAAAACAAATTGAGGGGAATAACAGATGAGCTTTGATACCGGAACAGTCGTAACGATTGTTCTTTTTTTGATTACGGCGATAGCTACGGCGATAACTACCGCCGTAAATTGGGCAATTAAGGTCGGTTTCTCGAAGCCGATTGCGACGTTAACTGATGCAATTGACGACTTGAAAGAAATATTGGGGCATATTAAGGATGACACCCAAGTTCAATTTAAGGAGCATGAAGTCCATCTTGCTAAGCATGATGAACAAATCAAGACATTATTCGAAAGGAATGAAAGATTATGAATAAAGTAATTGATGTTTTAATTGGAATCGCACAAACTGGTGTTCTTGGTGTTGTTGCAGCTGCCGTAATTGGTTGGCTTAAGAGTCACACCAAGAATGAAAACTTGGCCATGTTCTACGATTGGATTAATCAAGGTATCGCGATTGCTGAAAAGACTTGGGGGCCAGGACAAGGAAGCGCTAAGCAACGAGACGCGGTGCAATTTGTTAAGGACCGGATTGAGGCGAATGGGTTAACCGGACGTTTCTCTAACTCACAGATTGAAGGTGCGATTGAGCAAGAGTTGAAAGCCAACAAAGGAGTTGACAATAATGGGTAAGATTAAGACAATGTTGGTCGCCGGAATGGCGGCCTTTTTATTTGCCGGAGCAACACCAACGGCGTTTGCCGCAAAGGGTGACCAAGGAGTTGACTGGTCAATCTATCAAGGGGCACAAGGTAAGTTTGGATATGGTCACGATAAGTTTGCCATCGCTCAAATTGGTGGGTACTACGCTGGACATGGCTACGTTGATCAATACACGTATCCAACACAAGTTCAGTATGCAATCGCCCAAGGAAAACGCGCACATGACTATATTTTCGTAGACGGTGTTACTGACCGTGCAACTATGAAAACTGTAATTGATCACTATCTAGCAAAAAGCCAAACGCCACAGGGAGCTATCTTTGCTTTGGATATTGAGCAAGGTGCAACGAATACAGACGTAGTTATGTACGGACTTGATTATATTCAATCAAAGGGAAAGACAGCTGTACTATACGGATACAAGAATTTCTTGATGTCAAACCTTGACCTGCAAGCGATTGCTAATAAGTACCCGCTTTGGTTGGCTCAGTATCCTAATTACGAGGTTACGCCAGAGCCAAACTATAATTACTTTCCTTCATTTGATAATGTACAATTGTTCCAATTCACGGCATCATACATTGCTGGTGGATTGGATGGTAATGTTGACCTGACTGGTATCACGGACAATGGTTACAAGCACGGAAACCCTGAAAAGCCTAACACTGATACACCCGCAATTGTTGCCGGAAAGGAAGCTGATAATACACCTAAGGAAGACATTGCGCCGGGTATGACCGTAAAGGTTAACTTCAGCGCTACACACTATGCGACTGGTGAAACTATCCCAGATTTCATCAAGGGTGTGCCACACAAGGTGTTAGAAGTTGATGGCGACCGTGTGTTGCTTGATGACATCTATTCTTGGGTATCAAAGAAGAATGTCGAAATCTTGGATGCCAACACACACCAAGACACGTCAGAATTCAACGGCGTGTTTGTCTTGGATAGCTGGCGGTATGAATTCGGTGGTGTATACGCACGCAATGAAGATATGGCTATCCCAGTTGCCGACTACCACAACGATATGCCGGCTGCAGCAATCACATTGACGGACCGCTTTGGTAACGCTTTGACTGACCAGAACGGACTGGGTAACAATGGTGTAGCAGAGTACTTCACTTTGAATGGGAAGTACAAGGTATTGCAACGTGTTGGATCATCAATTGAAGTAGAGATGAATGGTGAATCAGTTTGGCTACAAGCTGCATTTGCTAACTAATTTAAAATGGGCCAACTTGCGACACTGAAACAGATGCGCAAGTTGGCCCACATGTAAAATAAGCCCGTCTGGACTAGGTACGATGTACTTAATCTGGACGGGCTTTTTTATGTTATTTGCTTGGAACGTCCCATTCCCAGTCATGTTCAACTGCGTGCCAGTTACCTGTAGCTGCAGAAGGTCCAATCTTGCCAGCAAGCTCAATCCAGACCTTTACATCATGTAAGGTTGGACGCGTCATAGCCTTAGCGGTTGCTTCGGTATATTCTTCCCATGTTAGGTCAGCATCATCAAGCAATGGCTCTACAATCTCACGGTGTAAATTTATATATGCCTGTCGTTCAGTGAAACCATTGCCGATTAGCTCGTTGAACTTCCCTACATATAAAATACGGTCGTCTTCAGTTTCTGAGGCTAAAAATTTGAGTACTCTTTCTGTCCAATGAGTTAATTTAGTCAT